AGTAGTTATACACATGTTTATTCACAGTTGTGTATAATTATTAATGAGGTCTAACCCACCGAGGGGGACTGCTTGAGGGCGGTCCCTCTTCGTGTCTCTGGTAAAATGATTGTATGCCTGCTCCAGATGGTCCACAGTGGTATAACTTGTGGCAAAAGAATATTGAAGAAGCGCCTGATTCAGTAGTGGACCAGTATGAAGATCGCCATAATGATATTAGGAAACCACCTAGTGAAGTAAGTGCTTGGTCACAATCTTCAGTTTTTTCTCCTGCAAAGTTTCCCACAGAGGCACTTAGTCGCATGGACAGTCAAAACCCAAATGCTGGGTCCACAGATCATCCAGACTTTTTACATGAAATGATGAAAGGGACAGGTGTCCCTGAACATGTAACTGTTTACCATCGTGGAGATATTCCTAAAAACGCTAAATATGCCAGTGGCTCTGTTGACCCAAACTGGAACGAAGAAGTAAACAGCGGTAGGAGCAGTAAGGACGCCTCAATAAACAAGGGCAGGCTTCATATCCAGTTAGTACCCCATGAAGACATTCTTAGTGTTGCTCCTATGGAACAAGAAGTATTCTTTCGCCGTGGCACACCAATTAGGAAAAAGAAGTAAAATTTACTAATGCCAATACCTGATGGTCCACAGTTTAAAGAAATGTACACCGTTCGTGGCGTTCCTGTAAAACTGTTAAGTGAAGTAGGTTTAGGGGATCTTGTAGGAACTAAAGCACAAGTGCACATGCATACTCCTGCAACCACGCAATTAGACAAACCTATCTACAGTGTCCTTGTTGGTGGAAAAGTTGTTGGTCAAACAGATAACATTTATTTAAAAGATTCACAAATGAAAGTTAACCAGCGGGAACTTCAGAATCATTTAAGTAACCCCACCCGTGGAAAAACACGAAACACCTTTATTGAGGGTATTGTCCACCCTATGCCCTTAGATCCTGTTGATAAAGAACTTAAAATTCGTCCAGGGTCTGTAACTGATGCAAAAACAGGTTCTGATGTTTCATCAGGAATGTCAGGTGTGCAACTTGGTCCTACTGGCGCTACCTACAGACCATAATATGCCTGTTCCAAACGGTAGTCAATTCCGAATTCACCTGTACCACGGTACATCTAGAAATGCGGCAGAACAAATTAAAAACGAAGGATTAAAACCAAATAATCCTGCTAAAGATGAAGAACATGTTTTTCTTACATCTGACCGTGAATTAGCAAGTAGATACGCTTCTAACTACAAAGAAGGTGCAGTTCTTAAACTTGCGGTCAGCCCACGAAATTTACGAGTTGACTTAAACTCTTTTCGCATTCCATTTTCATATTCTGGGTCATCTGAACGAAAATATGATGAGTCTAAATTGACAGATAAAGAAACAGACTGGAAGAATTCTTTGCGCCAAACAGGTGCAGTACGGCACTTTGGATCTGTAAATCCTGAACACATAACTGAACTATAATTGTCTAATGCTTAAATCCCGTGTACGGGTTACAAGTTGTTTCTTGTGGGTAATGCTCACATTTTTGGGATTCTATTCGGCCCCCGTAAAAGCCGAAAACTTAATAATCACAGAACCAACAGATGTTTGGTTTGACTATTCAGAACCAACACAATTTGTGGCGCAAACCTACATGGTTACTGGGTACAACTCAGACCCGATGCTGTGGCTTTATGACGAACAAGGCGTACAACTCGCAGCGAATGATGACTCGTATGGTTTACAGTCGTACATCTCTATAGCCGTACCTGCTGGTCGTTATCGGCTTAGGGCTGGTATTTGTTGTGGCGACCCTAACGCTTGGCGCACAGATGGAGGCTGGAACCTACAGTATGAACTGGGATTCAACGGTGTTGGGTCTATGCAGACAACTACCACTTCGTCAACGACCACCACTTCGTCAACGACCACTACAACTTCTACAACAACGACCACCACAACGACAACAACCAGCACAACAGTATTGCCGACCACCACAACAACAACTTCAACAACTCTTGCGCCGACCACGACAACTTCAGTCGCTCCCACCACAACGAGCACTGAGCCTGTTGTGGTTGTGGCACCCACGACAACAACCACTTCAACATCTACAACCTCCACTACGGTTCCGTCTACAACTACGACTACTTTAGCACCTGCAACTACAACTACAACTGAGCCACCTCAACTTCCACAAGTTGACCCAGAGGTGACTGCTCTCTTAGGTGCTATTAGTATGTTGCCACAATCAGAAGTACAAGCGGCTGTGGAAAACATTATTGAAGAAGGCGTCAGTGCCGAAGAAGCAACTGCTCTTGCCACCAACCCAGATGTTCTTGAATCAGTAACGGCAGACCAAGCAACTGAAATATTTGACTCTGTAGATGTATCTAGTCTTACAGACGCTCAAGCCGACCAATTGGTTGACGCTGTATCTGGCGCTTCCGATGAAGTTAAAGCCTCCTTTGAGGAGGAGATTAACATCTTTGGCGGAAAATTTGATAAATATGTACCCCGTGGTTCCACGATCAATGTTATGCAACGAAAAATCTTAGTTGCCGCAACTGGGGTATTATTTATGGCACCAGTAGTTCCTGTCTCTTCGTCCACCAGTGGTTCTCAGTCATCAACCCCTAGTAGGAAGCAACAATGAATAGATTTTTTGAAGAACTCCAAGGTTTAGCCTTTACCCTTGCTGGCACAGCGTTAGTTTTAATTACCCTGTCTGGACAAGTGCGCACCTATGGCCTGTGGATTAGTGGAGTTGCCCTGACGGTGCATATCCTGTCTGGTTTTGGTAAAGGCGGCGAGTAACCCTATACTGAAGTAGAATAGGTATATGGCGCAAAACATTCGCACCGTTAACTACACCCTGTCACGAGGGCTTCCTTGGGAACGGCTCATCATTGTAAAAGATCGGCGTTCCCACCGTTTGCAACGCCCTACTGATGCTCGTGCCTACATCAAAACTGGTGACATAACCATTGCAGAAATTACAATTACTTTAACTACTGAAAATGGTATTCTTTTGTGCCTCACGGCAGAAGAAACACAAGATCTACCACTAGGTGAATTAAACTACGATGTTTTAGCCACAGTTGGTGGCATTCAGCAACCAGTATCAAAAGGTACAATTACTGTATCTGCATTAGACAATATTACGCCCTTGGAGGACTCACAGGCTATGGAAATCCGTTATAAGCAACGCACGGATTATCGCCGTACCTTCACTTGGAAAGACGCAGATGGGGTTGTTATTACCGTACAGAGCGCCTTTATGCAGGCTAAAAATGGTAGTGGTACAACCGTTGTTGACCTTCGTTGGTTTTCCACAGTTCCTAACGAGGCTACTATTATCGCCCTTCCTGCCAACCGAAGGGGTTATTTGGCTCCAAAAGCAGGGGGAACACTTGAACTCCACATCTCAGACCAAAACACCGTAGCATCTGGCTCTTACTCTTACGACCTATTCGTCCAAGATTCAGCAGGAGATTGGGATTGTCTTGCTTCAGGAACTCTTGTGGTTGAAGCATCCATTTCCGCACCACCCACATGAGCGATTGTAATACTGTAGAAATAACTAGGTCTTCTAATAAAACAGTTGTTGTATCAGGAAGTGTTTCAAAGAATACTCTAGAAATTCACGACCCAGGTGTGGCTGGACCTGCCAATGTCCTTGCCGTTGGTACAGTAACCACTGGTGGCACAGCAGATGTCACCATTACAGGAACGGCCCCTTCTCAAACACTTAACTTTGTTTTACCAATAGCAGGTCAGTATGTTTATACTCAAAGTGTTTCAGCGTCCACATGGACTATTTCTCACAATTTGGGGTTTTTTCCGTCCGTAAGCGTGGTTGATAACGGCGGTAACTTAGTCATAGGTGATGTATCATATATAACAGAGAATCAAGTTTCCATCTCATTTTCTGCCAGTTTTGGTGGAAAAGCATACTTTTCGTGAGGATTAAATGTCAAAGTTTCTAAATAATGTCAATCTCAATGGCAATGAACTCCTCAATGCCGTTGTTCATAATGCTGGTACAGCGCCTACAACCAATGCTAAGGCTGGTGGTATTTATTTTGATACCAACGGTGGTGCAAATAAACTCAAGTATTACAACGGTACAGCGTGGGTAGAACTCTCGTCTGGTGCTTCTGGCACTTGGCAACCTGCTGACGCTGACCTCACAGCAATTGCCGCACTTGCAGGCACCTCTGGTTTTCTTTACAAAACTGCTGCTGACACATGGACACTAGACACCACAACCTATTTAACATCCTCTACGGGCGTTACAACGGTCAATGGTGACTCTGGTGCTATCACTAATGTTGCTAAGACAACTGATAAGTTAAGCGTTTTTGCGGCCACTACATCTTCTGAACTGGCTGGAGTCATTTCTGATGAAACTGGCTCTGGTGTTCTTGTATTTGGTACCAGCCCTGCAATTACAACCTCGCTTACCACAGGTAGTTCTTCGTTTGATCTACTTAACACCACGGCTACCACAGTTAACTTTGCTGGTGCGGCAACTACTCTTAACTTAGGTAATGCCTCTGGAACAGTTACTATTGCGGGTGACCTTGTTGTTAATGGTGTAACAACTACTCTTTCTAGCACCACAATTACTGTGGATGACAAGAACCTTGAACTTGGTTCAGTAACCACACCAACCAACATCACCGCAGATGGTGGTGGTATTACCCTTAAAGGTGACACCGACAAGACATGGAACTGGGTATCTAGTACATCGTCTTGGACATCTTCTGAGCATATTGATCTTGCGGCAACTAAAGTAATTAAAATTGCTGGAACTCAAGTGCTGTCAGCAACTGAGTACACAGGTAATGCTTCAACAGCAACGACAGCAACCAATGTTACTGGTGGAGCCGCTGGTTCAATTGTCTATCAGACAGGTTCTGCTACAACTAGCACCCTTGCACTTGGAACTGCGGAGTTTGCCCTTATTGCAGGCGCATCCGCTCCTGTATGGACAAAGAAAAAGCATTCTGAAACTCTTTCTACATCGGCTACTTCCTATGCAATTACACATGGTCTTGCAACCGCAGATTTAGTAGTTAGTGTTTATGAAGTATCATCTGGTGAAGTTGTCTACGCTGATATTGTCAACACCAGTAGCACAACTACCCTATACTTTGCGACAGCCCCAACTGCTAACCAATACCGAGTAGTAATCTTGGCTTAGGGTAGCCCTGTGCTACCTTAACAGAGGACTATTATGGCTAACTTTCTCAAATCTTTATTTGTCAAGGGCGTTGAAATTGACCCTGCTGGCGCAACAAGTGATCAAGTATTAAAATACAACGGAACTAAGTTTGTTCCAGGCACTTCTTCTACTGTTGGTTCTATTGATGACCTTTCAGATGTTGTCATTACATCTCCATTAGAGTATGAATCTCTTGTTTATAATGGCACTAATTGGGTTAACCAGTATGCTTCAAACGCAACTTATGTTCGTAATGCTGAGGCAACAACACTTACTACTGGAACTGTTGTTTACCTTTTTGGAGCAACAGGAGACCATGCAACTGTAAAAAGAGCAGATAATGACTCTGATGCAACATCTGCCAAAACAGTTGGATTGGTTGCCTCCCCAATTGCTGCGTCAGAAAATGGTCCAGTAGTTACTCGTGGATATGTAGACGGCATTGACCTTTCTACTGGGTACGCTTCTGGAGATGTTTTATGGCTTGGAGAAGATGGTGCGTTTACAAAAACAAAACCAACCGCCCCAGAACATTTAGTTTTTGTTGGTGTTGTTGTTCGTGCGACAAGTAACGGTATCGTTTATGTTGCAACCCAAAATGGTTATGAACTAGATGAATTGCATGATGTTTCACTTCCAAATCCAACAGAAGGACAAGTTTTAACATACAACGGGTCGCTGTGGGTAGCAAATACTCTTGCTTCTGGAGCAAGTATCACCATTTCTGATACGCCCCCAACATCTCCGTCTGCTGGCGCTTTTTGGTTTGAATCAGACACTGGTAAAATGTTTATTTATTACGACTCTGTTTGGGTAGAAATAAACGGTGGTGGATCTGGCTCTGTTCAAGAAACAACACTTACAACTAATAGCGCTACAACAATTACTAGATTTGATAAGACAGCCATGAGAAGCGGTGAATTCCTTATTCAAGTTACTCAAGGGTCAAAATACACCGTGTCAAAGATTCTATTAATTCACAACGGAACTACGCCAACCCTTGCCGAGTATGGTGTTATTGAGTTGGGAACTACCCGTATTCCGTTAACCATATCCACTTCTATTAGTGGTTCTGATGTTCTCGTTCAGGCAACCGTAACTGATGCTGCTACTACCAGTGCAGATGTCAAGGTTATTTCTAGTTTGGTAGGATTATAGTATGTTAATTCAAATTTATGGTTGGACAGTTACAACAACAGGGCAAGGGGCACAAACGCAAGATGAACTTGCTCAAGCACTTCGTGAAATGCGTGATGTTCTTCTAAAAGAATCAGACTGGACACAAATGCCAGACTGTCCTCTTTCTGAAGAGATTAAAAATGATTGGCGTATTTGGAGACAAGAGATGCGAGATATTACATCTACTGTTTCTTATCCTCTTGAAAACACCATTCAACTACCAGTAACCCCAGAATCGGGTCGTCCTCTTTCGTGGAGTAACTGGGATTTAAATAGTGCAACCGATTTATGGACAGTCAAGCCTGACCCTGTTGTAACGGACGGAGAGTAGAAATGGCAAGAACAAGATTTACAGTTAAAGAAGGCATTGCCGTTGCTGATGACAATGTTGTTGGTGGCTACCCCCTAATTCCAGTCGGCGGATTAATGCCATACGCTGGAGCAACTTCGCCAGAAGGATGGCTTCTCTGCAACGGAGCAGCAGTAAGCAGAACAACTTATGCAAACTTGTTTGCACTGATAGGAACAACATACGGCAGTGGGGATGGTACAACTACTTTTAATGTTCCTGACATGCGTAGTCGTATGCCAATCGGCGCTGGTTCTGGAACTGGTCTAACAACAAGAGCGCTTGCAGCAACTGGTGGCGCTGAAAGCGTTGTTATTGCTTCAGGCAACCTTCCAACCCATGTTCACTCTATTGACCCAACAAATACAACATCTGGCAACATGTCCGTAGACCATGCTCATGGCATGGAACACTATCACAGCAACTTTAATACACTATTAAATGGCGCTCACGCCCACGGAGTCTATTTTGTAACAGACGCTGCTTCAGGTACCGCAAAAGCAAGAGTATCTTCTACTGGGTCTTCAATTAGTAATGGCGCAGTTGTTGGTTCTGATGAACATCTTCATGGTATGAGTAGAACATACACGATGACTGAGACTGGTTACGGGGCAACGCCCAAAGTTGCAATTAATGACGCTGGGCACTCACACAATACAGATATAGGTGCTTTTGATTCAGGCAACGGTGGGTTTACAAACACAGCACTCGCAACAATGAATCCATTTCTAGCACTCAACTACATCATTAAGTATTGATTATGGCAATTGACTTTCCAAACTCTCCAAACATAAACGACCTCCACACTGCTTCTGGTAAGACATGGAAGTGGGATGGAGAAAAATGGGTTGTCATCTACACCGATCTTACTGGTCCACCAGGACCTACAGGTGCAACTGGTCCAACTGGAGTAACAGGTGCACAGGGTATTCAAGGTATTCAGGGTGCCACTGGTTCAGCAGCAACTATTGCAGTAGGTACAGTTTCGTCAGGTACCGCAGCCGTAGTAAACTCTGGAACATCATCATCAGCAATTTTTGATTTCACTTTACAAACTGGCGCTACAGGTGCTACTGGAGCCACTGGAGCCACAGGTCCACCAGGACCTACAGCAATTGTAAGTTCTGCAACTGCTCCAGTATCTCCATCGGCTGGGGCAATTTGGTTTGATACAACTAGTGGTTCTACTTACATCTACTACAACTCTGCATGGGTTGAACTAGGTGGCGGTTCTATGTCGCCAATGCAAGTAACTTCGTCTACTCGCCCCACTTCACCGTGGACTGGTCAGACGGCATACGAGACAGATACAAATAGAAATATTCAATACAATGGTTCTGCATGGGTATGTATTACACCACAATCCTCTTTTGCCATCGTATCAGGCGGTGCATCATTTTGGGATTTCACAAGTACCTCATATGTCGCTATCGGCACTGCTAGTACTCAAGGATATTTAGCCCCCATAACTATTCCTACTGGAACAACAGCATTAGTTACTTTCGGTGGAAACCTTCAAACACAAAGCGGTACTGGAGAAATAAATGTTGATGTAGATGTTGCTGGATACACAACATCAGTTGGTCAATGTTTGCGTTGGTATAGTGCTAACAGTGGCGACATTTGGATGTCCTCTATGCAACATAAAATAACGGGTCTTACTCCTGGCAACAATACTTTTACTTTGAAAGTTAAAACCAGTAGTGGTACTGCTCGTATTGCTAGTCATTTTTTGACCGTAGAGGGCTTACCGTAATGACAGCGATTACTTTTCCTGCTTCTCCGTATGTAAATCAGATTTTTACTGCTGGTCCTAAGAGTTGGCAATGGGATGGTTCGGTTTGGGTTTCTTACTTCAACGAAACCCCTGACTTTGTTTATGGAACTGGAGCCGATGGTGATGCCGTATTAGACGGAACAACAACCGTTTTGAGCATGGCTCCGTCATCAAGTGTTTACTCAATGACACGAGATATGTATTTTAATGATTTAACTATTAACGCCAGTGTTCGGTTAGCGCCTAACGGATACAGAATCTTTGTCAAAGGCACATTGAAGTTCATGGGTGCAGATTCCACGATTGGTTTTACGACTGGATACTCAACCGAAGGTTCAATCATGCAAGGCGGAGCAGCCGCTACCGCCGTTACTCACTCACTTGGCGGTTCAGCAACTGGATTCACAGCAACAGCGCCTCACTCAAATATGGGTGGTTCTGATTATTTTAAAGTGCCTCACCAAGCAATCACTGGTTACTCAATCACTGCTTCTGGTGGACCTACTTTTCTTCGTGGAGGGGCTGGTGGAACTGCACAAGCAGGTGGCGGAGTAGTAATAGTCTCTGCTAGGTACATATCTGGACCAGCATCTGGCACTGCATATATTAAAGCCCCAGGAACTGCGCCTGCAGGCGGAGGAGTAATACTTATTGTTTCTTCTGCTGAAACATTGGCTTCTGGAATCACCACTGATGTGACTGGACAAAACGCAGGAACCGTTCACTATATGTCGCAGGTGTGATATGGCTGTTTCTAGAATTGAAAAAAGCGTTGCTCGCGAAGGCAATGATGCTATCTATGGAACTGGTTTAGATGGAAATGTTGTAATCCCTTCTGGCACTACTGTCACTATTACTTCAGACATGCATTACAACAACCTTGATGTTCAAAGCGGTGGAATACTTTTTACAAACGGATACAGGATTTTCGTTAAAAATACACTGACCATCAACGGTCATGTCGGTATGAGTTCAGTCTCTGGTGGGGTTGTTGGTGAGACGGCATCCGCAGTGAGCGATGGGACAGTCAAAGGTCAGTCCGCCATTTCATATCGTGCTGGCGGTCAGGGTGGTGGCTCTACGGATCCGAACATTCCAGTTTTGCCAAGTTTTCTTGTTAAAGACATAAACGCAATGTCTGGTGGAGTGTTCATGCACACATCGGGGATGATTCCTATCGGTGGAGGCTCTGGAGGAACAGTAGGAACTACGGGTGCTAACGGCGCAAGTGGAACACCAGCGAATCTTACGAACAGTGATACATGGCCTGGAAAGGCTGGAACCGCAGGGACTCCTGGTGCTGCAACTGGAAGCAATGGAGCACCGAACCCATATCGTGAATCAGTAGGCGCACCCGCAGGCAAAGGAAATACTGGCGCAGATGGAAATGTGACTGGCTTTACCGCTGGTCTTGGTGGGGCAGGAGGTCTTGGTGGGGCAGGAGGTACTGGTGGTCTCGGAGGCGGAGTTGTTTGCATTATTGCAAAACACATTGTTGGTTCTGGAACTTTTATGTCTATTGGTCGCTCTGGTGAAGCAGGAAGTGCAGGAACTTCAGGTTCTGCTGGAACCACTGGTACCGCTGGAACTGCGGGAACTCCTGGAACCAAGGCTCCCGATTTGGCTTACCATATAGCCCCAGTCCCTGTGCCTGCAACACATAACCCTAGTCATCATCATGGTGGCGCTATTTTTTCTGATTTCCACGCACATGGCGTAAACCCACACCCATACTCGGAGGCACATAACGGAAAATTTTCCCATCTACCCGCTGGTAATTACAACTCTCATCATTATCACCATACAGGGAGTAGACATCACCCTCACTCAAATGATAGTCACGGGGGTATACACTATTACGCACCCACTGGATACGCAGGAACTCACTACAAGGCGAATCACGCCTATCAACATTCGCACCCAGCAACAACTGGCACTTTTCATGGAAGAATTGAGCATCTTCACGCAGGGGGGACCGACGGTCATGCTCATGTGGGTCATGGTCATCCAGGGCACACACATACTTACGCAAACGGTCATGATTTAGGAAACGGCGTAAACCAAGGTGGCGGAATGCAGGTAAGTGGCGGACACCATCATGGACCCCACCATTACGGTAACGGAGTAATGGACCTGAATCGGTGGAGCCATCACGCAAACCCTGCCACAGCGCAACCAGATGGTCACTGGATAGGTGGAGCGGGTGGAGCGGGTGGTGCTGCAGCCCCTGCACAAACTGGTACAAGTGGTCAACCAGGGATTAATGGAAAAAGAGGCGGCGCAGGTGGCGGAGGTGCTATTCTGGTAGTTAGCGACTCTGTAGCGGGTACAATTACATACGACACTCGGGCTGGTTTAACCGCTGATTCCGATAACTTTGCTGCTTCTTCTGGGTCAGCATACATTTTGATTAATTTATAGGAGAATCATGGAATTGAATTTAACAACAGAACAAAAACTTCAGTCTTTACAAAACGCTGAAGTAACACTGAGTCACGAAATCTACAACACTCTTTTAAGAGTTGGGGTTGACCCAGAAGTTTTTGAAGAATCAGACATTGAAGAATTGAGAGTTCCAGGGTTTGACGGAGAGGTTCTTCGTCTTGAAAAGTTGCTACTTTCTCTTTCTGTAGTGAAACAAAAGTTGTCAACTATTTAATAATGAAAAGACAGATTTATGTCCCTTTTCCTTTGCTGGAAAACGGGCAAATACCTGAAAAGGCTGTTTTGTTATCTAGAGAGACAAAACTTGGGATACAGGTTGGCGATGAGGAAGACTCTAGATATAGCGCTATTCAGGTTATTGAGATACCAGAAGGCAGGGGCGTTTCATATGACAAACAAGTTCGTGCTGGATTTATACAATCTTTTGACTATTTAGACGAATTTTCTATTTTTGATGAAAGTACGCAACTTGATTTAAAACTTCCTAACGGAAATGTCAAGACCTTAAAGCCTCGCATTAAAGAAAGACATGCACTTCAATATAGAGAAAGATTCTATGATGAAGGTAGTTATTCTTTTTTAATTACAAGCCTTGTTGAAAAAGAAAAAAAGATATTGGCTGAAGGAGTTTTTGAAGTTTTATGATTGTAGACAATCCCGCTGTTTGCATCTCTATTTATAAAGATGTGTTTAACCCAAGTAATTTTATTAACCGCTTTGAAGAAGCAATAGCCAACGGTTTTGGCGAAGACCTTTGCTGGGATGTATCAAGGGTTGGAAATGGTGAAAATAGTCAATACAGAACCTCTTTATCCAGTTCTGTAACAACACTTCTCCCGCCATATCCAGAGGATGAACTGTCATCAGTTTTTAGAAAAGAAGTGTATAGACCGACTATTGATGTTGTTCATGACTATGTAAGAGAACACAGACTTTTCAATGGAGCACATGAATTGATATCCATACTTAAATATTCAGGACTTGCTGAGTATCATGCACACCATGACCACTCTCCCGACACAAAACGAGTTGTTAGTTTAGTCGCTTGTCTTGGAGAACCTGACGAGGGTGGTGAACTTGAGTTCCCAAATTTTGATGTAAAAATTAAGTTGAACGCTGGATCAGTAATTCTTTTTCCCAGTAACTTCCCCTATACACACATAGCACACCCAGTGATTAGCGGCACAAAATATTCTATGGTAACTTGGTTCCAATGAGCACAAAACAACTGTCGTTTGGAATCGTTGGGTCTGGAACTGCTGGGCTGATAACTGCGCTGATGCTAAGAAAAGCGTTTAGTAATGCAGAGATAACAATAGTCTCTTCTTCACAGATAGGCATTATTGGTGTTGGCGAAGGCAGTACTGAGCACTGGTCAGAGTTTATGCGCCATTGTGACATTGACCTTGAAGATATGATTGTTTCCACAGACGCAACTCACAAATACGGTATTAGTTATGAAAACTGGACTACACACACCCCAAGGTATTTCCATAGCGTTGGTGATGTTGACGAGATTTTTGCGTGGGGGGCACACGCAACATACGCAAGTTTTATAGAAACTAACAAGTTATTTACTAACCAAACAACATCTGTCGGTCTAGTAAAAAACAAAATTAGAGTTAATGGTCTTCATAGGTCTACCAATCAGTTTCATTTTGATACTCATAAACTTAACGAGTATTTTATTTCCCTTTGTTTTAAGCGCAACATACGATTTATTGAAGGAATAGTTGACTCCATTGAAGTAGACACAGAAAATGGAAATATCAAGTCAATCTCAACAGATAATGAACAACTGATTGAAGCAGACTTTTGGTTTGACGCTTCTGGTTTTAAAAAAGTCTTAATGGAAAAACTAGGAAACTCCAAATGGAACTCGTTTAACGATTATCTTCTTTCAGATTCTGCTATTGCTTTTCCCACTGAATCAGACCCCTCTGGAGAAATACGACCATACACACGGGCAATTGCTGGGGATAACGGGTGGATGTGGGAAATACCTACTCAGCAAAGACGAGGTAATGGTTATGTTTTTTCCTCTCAGTTTTGTGATGAAGAAAAAGCAATTGCTGAAGCAGAAAAAAGGTCTGGTTATAAAATATCAACCCACAAATTCATTAAATTTGATGCTGGCTACATGGAATCACCGTGGGTTAAAAACTGTGTTGCCATAGGTCTTGCTGGTTCTTTTGTTGAGCCACTAGAAGCCACAAGCATTGGTTCTTCTATTCAGCAAATTAAAATGGTGATACCGTACTTGGCTTCTTACGAAAGTTCTTACACGAAATCGCAAAAGCACTTTAACAAAGCATACGGCGAAGTAATGAGAAACATTCTTACAATGATTAGGCTTCATTACTACAGCGACAGAACAGACACTCCCTTTTGGAAAGCAATGTCTGAAATGCCAGTGAACGATGAACTTCAAGAACTTTTGGATATTTGGTCAGAAAGACCGCCTCATCGTTCAGATGTGCCACATAAACATATGGAACTTTTTTTGACCCCCCATATTGCCCATGTTGCTCAGGGTCAGGGCATTTTTTCTTCAGAGCCTGCAACTAGAATGATAGACAGACTCAACATACGCCGCGATGTTGAAAATGAAGTTTCCAAGATGCGAGAGTCTCGCAACAACCACGAACTTATTGACCATGCTCAGGCTCTAAAGAACCTGTATACGGTTGACGAAGATTGGGTTTTATGAAGAACAACAAACTAAAACCTGGAGAAATTCGCATAACGCCGATAGACAACAGGCTTAACGAGATGCCTCCATTCATTAATTCGGTTGAAACACAGCCAGCATGGTTTAAAAGGATTCACAAAAATCCAGGATCACTACGCAGGTGCGCAGGGATAAACGATTTTTTTAATATAGGAATAACAATTCCTTGTTGGACAAACTTTAACTTTAGACCAGGACAAGATGGTGCGTGGGAAACAAGAGGAGCGGGTTTTGGGTTCCAACAAGGAGAAACGAGCATGGGGGCAGTAGAGTCTTTCCCTTTTGCTGCAACAGGGGAATGCCCAGTTAGCACAGTAAGAAGCAGTGAATTTTCAGAGGCTCAGTATCCCAAACTCGTTAACCCGTGGAGGGTGGAAACAGCACCAGGATGGTCTGTCTTGATTCTTCCAGTTATGTGGGAACCAAATAAAGACTACGATGTTTTGCCTGCTGTAGTGCATACCGATTTTTACCACACAGCCAATATTGTTTTAAACATTAAAGGTGATTCTCCATTTGCAATAAAGTGGGGAACACCACTGGCGCAGTTAATCCCTTTTGAACGCAAAACAAATATTGATAAACTATTTGTTGCAGACGAAACAAACTTTAAATATGTTGCAAGCAAAGGATTTGGCACTGGGCACATTGCCCCATTTGGAGGAACTGCGGCTCCATACAGGCGAGAGCGCATTAAGGTTGACAAGAAACTAGAAGATGAGTTGCTTGATAAAAAGGGATTTATCTCTAGGTTTTTTAGATAATATGTAGGTATGGGTTTTAACACAAATACTGAAAAAATAGCATTTCTCAACGATGCTGTAGTTGCCCTGCACAAAAGCCTGTACTACTGTTGTTTAATTTTTGGAATTGATGTAGAAACATTGGATTTGTCAAATTTTGATCCTATAGAGTTTGTTTCTGGTCACCTTGAGAACGCTTCACGCTCGGAAGAGTTGCGATGGGCGGCTACAAACACTATCGTTCGCGATATGGAAAAATTAAAAATTGTGAACAAGAAATTGGATGAATTAAAAAATGCTTGAACAAGAAAAACTGTTAAAACAGTCTGACCCTACAAAAAAGGGAGCGTTCTTTATTGAAAAATGCTTTTTTTTAACTGAAGATCAAAATCCAAATTCTGGAGACTCTGTTCGTTGTGACAATATTTCGTATACGGGCATACTTGTTTCCCACGGAACGCCTTACGAGAACCACAGCATTACACCGTATTCACGGTCTTTGGTTTCCGAAGGAATCATAGAAGTAAAAAAGATTACTAGATACGAGCACATAATGGATGTGTCGCCCCATTTTTATATAACTTATATAGAGTACGAAACCTGGGGGGACATAGAGGCTGACCCAACTCCTTCATCCATGTGGATAGCAAAATCCGTATTTCAATTCTTTAAAACAATGAGAGAATGGTCCTTTCTTGTTGGGGAGCCGTTTAATTCCGACCACCCAATGGCTACATACTCAAAACTCGCTCTTGACACATTTGACCCACCTCAATCAATCCTTGATGAACTAGATTCATTACCAGACATGCACTTGGCTAAATTCTTTAAAGGTGAAGACAATTACAAAATGATTCCTCACCCGTATCCTGAAGCGTCAGAAGAATTCAAGGCATGGATTACGGAACTCGCCAATACATACAAACAAAAGTCGTTTGAAGAAACTTTAGACTTTTAAAGGAAAAAATGCCAGTAAATGTTAACGACCTAGAACTTCCTTATGTTGTTCCCAAGATAATCAAATCTGAACACGGCACATATGAGCAACTAGAAATAGCACTCAATGCCAGCAAGGAAAACTGGCTGGCTTCTTCGGGTCTCTCTTTTGTTGTAATAAACCACGAGCATTCTTTGGCAATGCTAAAAGACAAGAGATGGCACAACGCCCTCTATCTTTTTAGTGAAAACAACCCTCACCTTAGTGAATCAGATAAAGCCAATAGAAAACAGTCAATAATTAACCTTGAAGGGCTAGACCACGCTCGTCTTAGAAAAATTGTAGGGCCAGTGTTTTCTCCTAAAGTTGCAGACTCATTGCGTCCTGAAATGAACAAAGCAATTAATAAAATAATTGATGAGATTTCTGACCTTTCGGAATTTGACTTGCAAGTTGAAGTGTTTGACAAGTATCCGTCTTACATAATTTGTCAAATTATTGGAGTCCCTCATTCTGATTGGCAAATGTTCGGCCAGTGGGCCGATGATGTTTTTAAGACATTTGGTGGAAACTACGACCACGACAAAGAAACCGTAGTAGATACCCAGGCTCAACTGTCTGCATATGTTCGTAAACTAATTGCTGAAAAACGAGAAAACCCAACAGACGACTTAACTAGCCTTTTGATTAAGGCGGAAGTTGACGGGGAAAAACTTACAACTCTTGAAATATCTTTATTGATTAACGCGGTTCTTTTGGCTGGTATAGACACGACCAGATGTCAACTTGGGCTTATTGCAATCATGCTGGAAGACAAACCCGAAATGTTAGAAATGCTCCGCAATGGCGAAAATGTTGAAGACATACTAGAAGAGTGCATTCGTCTAGACAGTGTATTTAGGTACATGATTAGAATTGCGTCTGAAGATATTGAATACAACGATGTTCTTTTTCCTAAAGGAACCATCATGGGGGTTACTTTAACTGCAGGAAATCACGACGAATCAGTATTTGAAGATGCTGAAAAGTTCATCATTGATAGACCGAACAGAAAAGGCGCAACCCTTTCGTTTGGTGCTGGTATTCATTACTGTCTAGGTGCTGCTTTGGCTAGAGCACAAATGCAGGAGTGCATGAAGGTTGTTGCAAAGAGAATTGGCGATTATTCAATCGTGGGGGAAGCACAATTCAGAGAATCATACGAATCTGTATGGG